GAACGCAAGTTCGCAGATGCAGGTTACACTGTGCCACAGATTGTTTTCTGGAACCTAAACAGTTCAGACAACGTGCCTGTTAAGGCTGACAAGAGTGGCGCCGCATTGGTAAGTGGATTTAGTCCAAGTATAATGACTAGCTTGCTAGCCGCTGATTTGGATCAGTTCACTCCAGAAGGCATCATGCTTAAGACTGTAATGAGTGATCGTTACGCTCTGTAAAAACAATGTTTTTGAATAGCACCTTAGGGTGCTATTTTTTTGACTAAAGATATTGGATTATACCTTTCGTCTGTGTCCCACAGCTCAACAACTACGTTTATATTATTCTTTTTATTATACGTTACTCTTATTAGATATTCTGGCAACGGTGTTTTTTGAAAAGACATCGGATAGTCCGAGTGCGTTTTTATAGTAATTTTATTAATTAACTTAGACACTCTACCATTGCTATGACCGCAAACACATTCGTCTGCACAAGGAGCCCCGTCTTCTGAATGATGCGGTAATCCTTTATGTATAATTTCATGGGGTGTTAGATCTTCGCTTCGATAATTGTAAATATGATTTAACATGTCTACACGTATTGCGTTTTCTTTTTCGTCAAATCTGTCTTTCAACGGGGGTAGAAAATCAGTTTCGGAATAAAATCTAGGCAACGGACCAATAAAGAATTTTCGTTTTCTAGTTTCAGTAATAATCATCAGTTGTCTGCCCATTATAATCTCCGTTTGACTTATTTATTGCCTAATTAAACCGTTGTATTAAAACAACAGATTTAACTTGACAACATACATCGTTGACGCTATAATAGTGGCATGTACAAAGTAATAGGAAAAGAAGAAACATTCAAAGTTCTTACACTTGCTGAAGCAATGAACGTTGCTAAGAGTATGAATGAATTTGTAAGAATTATTGGAACTGATTTTGAAATCGTTGGCATGTTCGGTGTAGATACTGTTAAAGACGGTAAGTGCCCGGATGGTGTCGCTTACGATTGGAACAAAGCAAGCCGTATTGGTCGTGTTAAAAAGGAAAGACAATGAGCTATCGTGTACTTGGTAAAACAGAAGATATAATGCAAGGCTTTGAGTCACGCAAGGGACTTGAAGGCCCGTTTTATTTCAACGGACGCATCTTGTACTATGATGTTAAAGAAGGCAAATACTGGGATCCTCGAACGGATTTCTATGTGCCACACAGTGAATATTTTGAACTTGTAGGATTGATGGTAAAATGAAAATTCGATTTGATAAAGATTCTATGCCTGACGAACTGTACAATGCGCTACTACAGCACTTTGTAAACGAAGCAGTTGGGCTAGGTGTAGAGGTCAACAAGTATACCCAATTTGAGAATTGGGTGGTTGAATGTGATGTAGATGTTAAGGAAGCTGTACACTAATGCCAACGTGTTATCAATTAGTTGGGGTTCCTGCCGCAGGAAAAAGTACTTGGACTAACAGCCAAAACTGGATAGTTGGTATGGAGTATGTTAGTACTGACCATCATGTTCACAAGTATGCTAGAGAGCAAGATAAGACATATAGGGAAGTATTTGAAGAATACATGCCCACAGCAGTTGAACTAATGGCACAAGAAGTTGTTGCCGCTAGAGAAGCTGGACGTGATATACTCTGGGATCAAACTAGCACCACAGTTAAAAGTCGTGCTCGTAAGTTCAATATGCTCCCAGACTACTATCATATTGCTGTGGTGTTTCCAACTCCAGCGATAGACGTATTAAAAGAACGATTGGCTAGCCGTGTAGATCAACCAATTCCTTGGGAAATTGTACAAGGTATGATTGATAACTTTGAAATGCCCACCGAAGAAGAAGGCTTTAGAGAGATTTGGAGAGTATAACAGGGTCTTAGGACCCTGTTTTTTTGACTTAAAACTAGCACATATTGGCGGGTGCGGTTTTCTTCGTTTGAATAAATACTGTATAATGATCTGCTCAAGATTTACAGAATAACGGAGAATAGCACATGTCGCTACGTATTAGAAGAGGTTCAGAAACCGAAAGAACAGCCATAAGGTTTGATCAAGGCGAGCTTGTATGGGTTCAAAGTACTACTACTAGCCGTCCCGCATATAAACTATATGTAGGTGACGGAGTAACTAACGGCGGTAAGGATATTATCGAGTCAAGCGTTGGTAGTAAATTATTGTATAATGCAGGTACTGGGAGAATTGATTTAGATTTGTCCAGCGGCAGTAGACTTAACACTGACGATATTGTCCAATTAAATGGTGCAAACAATCAATTTTTTACAGCAGAATTAGTACAAGATGTTGTAGGAGCAATGGTTGCCGGGGGTGCGAAAACCGGAATACAAGTTGTCTATCAAGATAACGGCACTGGCAACGGAGTATTAAATTTTACAGTAACAGGTGGAGGTGCCGGAACCGGTACTGGAATCGAACACTTATATGATGACCCGGCCCCACAATTAGGCGGCGATTTAAATCTCAATAACTTTAAAATTTCAGGTATCGGTGATATTGATATCGACGGTTATGCCATCATTACTGGAACATTAGCAGTTCCTGCAGGTATGAATTCTGATATTCCACTGAATGGATTTGACATCACTGGAGCAGGTAATATAACGATAGGTGGAGATGCATCATTCACCGGTAGTATATCTTCTCAGACAGGGCTAGGTGCTAATTTAGTATTAAATACTTACAACTTAACTGGTCTAGGAAATATTGATATAACTGGTAATTTATCAGTAAGTGGATTAGGTAAAAATTTAGATTTAAACACACATAATATTACCGGAACTGGTAACATTTCAAATACTGGAAACGTTGATGTTACTGGAACAATTAAAACAGCTATTGGTCTAGGTGGAGATTTAAGTCTTAATAACTTTGATATTACAGGAACTGGTGATGTCAACATAACCGGAGATGTCACAGCTACTAATATTATTTCAGATACTTTCACACCGGTACTAGTCGGCGGTGGTTTAAACTTAGAAGCAAGCACACTATTTCCAGTTAAAGTTTCTGGGCTTTCGTCGAATTCAAGCCCGATGATGATCGAATTAGCCGCATCCGGGGGAACAGTTGTAACTCCAACAGCGTTAAGTGCTGGTGATTTCATAAGTGGTGTTAAGATGACTGGCTACTACGGTGGTAACTATGTATTCGGTGCTGGTCTCATTACAAAATTTGACAATAGTGCAGACTTTACTAAAACATTTCCAAAATCAACAATGTTTTTTGTTACTAATAACAACACAAATTCACAAGCGGGTTCAGCATCATTAGACGGCGACGGAGTATTTACTGCTAACTCTATTCGACCAGGAGTATATGCAACCTCAATTGCTCGAGATACTGCTATTCCTGTGCCAGCAAATGGCATGATGGTTTATATTACTGCCGGCAATGCATTACAATGCTACAGCGACGGTAGTTGGAAAACAGTAACATTGGTCTAAGTCCATCTAGGATATTTAGATAACTCTTCAAAAAACTTATCGGGGTATAACTGCCAAACAGTTTGGTTAGTTCCCCGATAATTCATTTCCGTAACACGTTTCATCACTCCCTTCTTTTCCATTGCCGGCCCAAAAATATTATGAACACGGCGTTGTGTTCCCACACTGTTTTCGTTTGAGGTAATGTAAAGATTAGACTTAATTGGTGCCCATTGTATACAGGCTGGAATTAAAAACTGTGCTGTGGGATTTTGTTGCTGTGTAATAACGCTGATAGTGCGTAACGCACGGCCATATGGTCCGGGCAATTCATCTGTGAATACACAAGTACGTGCGGCAATGCGATATGCATCTTCTCCCATCTCGGGGAAACTATGTGCGCCTACACTGCCCACAGCTTTATTGTTGTAGTAAAGAATCCATACGCACCATTCTTTCTCTTTTGATAGACTATCTACTAACATCTTCTGGCTAGAATTATTTGTAAAACCTTTAGCTTCAGAAGTAGCATAAAACTCAGTTAAATCTAAATCATCAGACCATCTTACCAAATTATACATTGTTATGCCACTCGGCCCATGTTAAAGGTAATGCAGTACCTAGTGATTTAAATTGGACAACAAACATTTTTATATTTTTTCTATCAGCAGACATGCCATAACCGTATTCGTCTGGCCATTTCTTTTTAAGTTGTTCATATGAATCTAAATTTGCAGTAAACCCTAATTGATTAAAAATTGTTTTTAAATAACCAATACTATAAAATACGCACAGGTATCTATTGTCAGTTATCCTGTTTGCCATAAATTTAAAATTGCTTGGATAAATTTCGGCAATTGGGTGATTGTATTCTAATTCATGTAGCATATCAGGTGTTGCATAAGTCGATATAGTATCATGCATTATATGATTAAGGGGATTAACACTTTCAATCACTATATGATTAGAAATTTTAGATAATTTATATAACACATCACTGCTAATTCCCCATATCATCCTTCCAAGAAAGACAGCATCAAATTTAAGATTGGGCTGTTTTAAAAATTCTTCTATAGATGTTGTTATTACATTCACATCGGCATCGGGATAAGAAGTTTTTATATTGTCTAATGCAACTTCCACTCTTTGAGAATCTATATCAATTCCTGTGTAGCTACTTGCTTGATTGCTCAGAACATACAAGCCAGCTTCTCCGTTAGCACACCCTACATCTAAAAAAGACTTTCCGGCTATTTCACTAGGCGATATCCATGCGTTAAAACGATCTATGTCATTCATAAATTTTTAACTTTTTCGATAAAGTCTGCAGGATAGTTTGTACTAAAACTAGCCCAACATAGTCGATCCATTACTTCCCATGGTTGTGGTTTATCCCACTCAATACCCAATTTGTCTAAATGTTTACGTATTTCATCTTGCCTGGTAGAATAGATATGACTTTCAACATCTTGTATACTAATGTTAGGTTCAGTATTTCTATAAGTAAAGAAATAGTTGATACTTTTTAATTTTCCGTCTATAACAAAATAACTACTGGGATGCATACTATATTTGTGTAATCCTAAAATTTTATGGGCTCGGATGATGTTAAGCATTTGATCTTGCCAGTCGGGTAGTACTTTATCATAGTTTAACATATCGCACCCCGATAGTTCCCAGAAGTCGGGGCCATCTATTTCTAAATATATCTTACGAGTGTCTAAATCTATTTTTTGAATAACAGGAACTAACTCTGGATGCCGATTTCTCATTTGAGTTAGATAGTTTACTTCACGCAACCATTTTTCTTCCATCTTTGCGGGATCGACTACTTGATTTTGTCCCTTATGGTACTCGGTGTCATTATAATACCATTGTACAAAAGTTTTTTGATCTTCAGAAATCAAACTAGTGTAGATAAGATTATTTCTACATAACCCGTGTTCGGGAACATTATTATAGTAATAATTAAATTTCATTTATTAGCCTTTCAAGTTTATTATTCCCGGTGAGATATTTACCATAAATATTGCGCGAGGAAAAAAATCATGAAAATTACAAAAATCCCAGGCTTGGGAAGATTTGGCATATTTGTCGATGGTGTAGATTTTGATAACATTACAGACGACGAATGGATGGAAATTGGTAAGCTCCACATGGAGAATTTAGTCACTATTATTCGTGACTGTAACTTAACATGGGATCGAGAAATAGACTTTTGTAAAAAGTTTGGTGATACTCGATATGGAATAAGATATTTGCTTCTTAAAAAATATCAAGGCATGGAATGGAAAGAAATCGTTAAAGCAGCCATGCAAAATGATCCCCGCATTGATAACATAGATAAACAAAGATTACATAGTATTTCACGTATGCAAGAACTTATGCCGGATGGCAGGCATGTTATGCGTGTAACTGGTAAAAAGGATGCTGATGGTAATCCGTTAGGTATGTTTGCAGAAGGTGAACTACTTTGGCACAGCAATGAAAGTGGGACATTAACATTTACTCCGGGTGTTGCGTTACTAGGTGCAGAAAATATGATCGGCTCCAGTACAGGCTTCTTAACAACACCGGACTATTATGAAAATGTAAGCAATGCATTTCGTAGCGAATTAGATGAAATGATCTTAATACATCGATTTACACCTGGCCGAATTAATCCGGGTCTACGTCAAGACCAAGACGAAGTAATGCATGCCAATATGTGTCCCGAGGATGATGTAGAAATTCCTATAGTCATGCGTAGTCCAGGAGGCATAGTAGGATTACACTATAGCACAAATACAATCTATAGTATCAAAGGGATGACTAAGGAAGAAAGCGATAGTGTGTTTGCAGAAATTGATAAAGAATTATTTGTGGACAAATATACATACGATCATCAATATCAAAGTAATAACGATTTTTGTTTATTTGATAACAGTATTACCTTGCATCGTCGATTGGGCGATGTTAAAGACAGACTTTGTTATCGCATACAGCACGACTATAGTAATTTACAAGGTGCTCCGTGGAAGCCTTATCTACAAGAATCTTTTATGTCTAAATACGCTGAAGAAATGAAATACTACGTTGAATTAGCAGATATCAAAGATTTTAAATTACCTTAAATGTTCAAATGCTTACTATTCAATGTTGCCAGCGGAACCAATCATGTTGGTAACGGCCGTAGTGTGGGTGTATACAGGATAGCGCATTATCTTAGAGAAAATAACTGGGACGCCGAAGTAATCGATTTTATTTCATCGTGGACCTTAGAAGAATTACGAGAATTAGCTAAATCTCGAATAGACAGCAATACTAAGTTTATCAGTTTTAGCCATATGTATTCTGTATGGTCAGATACATTAGAAGATTTTGCTTGCTGGTTGAAAGAAACATATCCAGATATTCCGTTACTCTCGGGCTCGGGAGTTGCACCACAGTTTAAATCTAATTATTTAGATTACTACATACAAGGGTTTGGAGAGCTTGCACTAATACAGTTGCTAGGTTGGATGTTTAGCAACGGAGAACGGCCAAGATTTAATCTATCTAGGGCAAACAATAAACCCTTGCTATCGGCCAATGAACAATACCCTGCATTTCCAATGAAGAGTCTAAATGTAATTTATGAAGATAGAGATTTTATTCAGCCACACGAATGGCTGGGTATAGAGTTTGCTCGTGGATGTAAATTCCAATGCGATTTTTGTAACTTTCCTGTATTAGGAGTTAAAGGAGATTATAGCAGGGATGCAGATGACTTTGGGATACAAGTGAAGGATGCGTATGATCGATTTGGTGTTACTAATTATCTAGTAGCAGATGAAACATTCAATGATCGTACAGAGAAGATCACTAAGTTTGCCAATGTAGTAGAAGGGTTAAATTTTAATCCGTGGTTTACAGGATTTATACGTCCTGACTTGATTGTGAGTCGGTCGCGTGATAGAGAAGAACTATTACGGATGGGATTTTTAGGACACCATTACGGGGTTGAAAGTTTTAATCATGAGGCTGTAAAAAGTGTTGGCAAAGGTATGCATCCTGATAAAATCAAACAGGGAATACTAGATGTTAAACAGTATTTTGAAACACATGGCAGTAACCGTTATAGAACTTTATTAACATTTATATTAGGATTACCCGGAGAAACATTAGATGATCTAACCCATACAACACAATGGTTGCTAGATAATTGGAAGGGGCAAGCGTGGACTCCGTTTGTCTTAGATATACCAATCGGAGAGTTAAACCGTATGAGTAAGATGAGTTTAGATTATAGCAAATATGGTTACAGACCTTATACCGGGCCAACTAAGAATATAACTGTCCAGCAGAATCGAGTGTCTAATGAATTGCTGATATGGGAAAACGATAACATGAATTATTATCAAGCATATGATGCATTTGAATTTATGTTAGAAAAGCGTAATGATGTTGCTAACGGGTTTACACTAGCACCTTGGGATTTAGCCATGGTAGGATTACCCAGAACCCTAACAGAAAGGTTGTCTCTACACAATTCGTACACTAAGAATTCCGATGTGGATCACGTTAGAGAAGAGTTTGTCAACAACTATAAGAATAAGAAATTTAACATATGAACAAGTGTTTGTTGTTTAACGTCGGTGGTGGAGGTATGCTTATGAGAAATTCAGGGGCATACAGAATCGCCACCGTGCTAAGAGAAAATAATTGGGATACTGAAGTAATTGACTGGGTATCGTACTGGTCCCTAGATCAACTTAAACAATTATGTAAACAGCGCATAGATCAAGACGTTAAATTTATAGGATTCAGTTATCTGTTTGTTGATGAACCTATTAGTATTATTGAAGAGTTTGGCACATGGTTTAAATTAACTTTTCCTAGTATAAAAATTTTACTAGGTGCTCCTAATAAATGGAGATTTCCTAACAAATATGTCGATTACAACATACATGGCTATGGTGAACTTGCTTTATTAGAATTGTTAAAATATTTGTTTAGTAACGGAACTGCACCAAGATTTAATTTAATGACACACTCAGGAAAAAGTATATCTGCAAATGAGATGTATCCTAGCTATCCAATGGCTAGTTTACTGATCAAATATGAGAATAGAGACTTTGTTCAATCACACGAGTGGTTGGGAATCGAATTCTCTCGTGGGTGTAAGTTTGCTTGTGCATTTTGTAACTATCCGGTTATAGGTGTAAAAGGTGATCATACTAGAGATGCTGATGACTTTGAATATCATGTAAGAGATGCATACGATAGATTCGGTGTTACAAACTATTATGTTGCCGACGAAACATTTAATGATCGCACAGAGAAGATTACTAAGTTTGCAGACGTAGTAGAACGATTACCATTTGACCCATTCTTTACAGCAACACTTCGTGCAGATTTGTTAATTAACAGACCAGCAGATAAAGAAGAATTACTACGGATGAATATGTTAGCTCAACTGTACGGTGTTGAAAGTTTTAATACTCCGTCGGCTAAGTCTATTGGTAAGGGAATGGATTCTACTCGTATGAAAGCAGGTCTCATTGACATTAGGAAATATTTTGAAACGCATGGAAGTAAGAGATATCGCGGAACTGTTAGTTTAATAGCAGGACTTCCCCACGAAACTGTTGATACACTTCGACAGTCAAAGCAATGGCTATTAGACTACTGGCAGGGCCATGCTTTTAATATACTGCCATTAGAAATCCCTATTAGCGAATACGATACGCCTTCAAAGATAGGGCTAGACTGGAAAAAGTACGGATATGAAGATGCATCAGACGATCCTAAATTTATAGATTTAAAACAAAGGAATCTGATTACATCTCATAGATTACTAATTTGGAAGAACGAACATATGGATGTCGGTGTTGCACATGATTTATATAGAGAAATAGAAAGCATAAAAACTGAAGAAGGTAATGACTTTCGCATTAATAACTTTTCTATAGTACGATTAGGACTACCGGACGGATTAGATGATCGATTAGCTGTAACCGAAAAACAAAAACCTCCTCCTGTACCTTATGATTTTTTAAATAGTTACATTAATAACAAATTGGATTTATGATGAATAAATTAACAGATACTTTATCTTTATGTGAACATTGTTACAGACACGTGCCTGCTGTTAAGTTTGAGCGGGATGGACAAATATGGTTATGGAAGAAATGCAAGTGGCACGGAGAAAGCGAGCATTTGATAGAGCCTGATGCAGAGTTTTATCTAAACTACAAGTACCCTAGACAACCACTAGGGAGCTACATGTTAGATATAACTAATCGCTGTAATCTAACATGTCCAAATTGTCATCAAGAGCCTGATAATCAAACTACGGATCTTCCTATAGACTATTATACTGCAATCGTAGAAAGTTGGCCCGACGACGGTTGGCCAGTTGCGTTATGTGGGGCAGAACCCACTGTAAGAAAAGACTTGCCAGAATTCGTCAACGCATTAAACAATTTGCCAAGTAAAAAGCGTCACATATATATTTTAACAAATGCTGTAAATTTATCAAAACAAGACTACGTAGAACAGTTTACTAAATTTGATAATATATCTTGGACTATAGGTCTTAACCATCCCGAGTACCAAGGACACACTGTACGTGGAAAACAAATGCAAGGTATTAAAAATCTTGTAGAGCTTAATCAGCCTATTAAAAATATCAGCTACACTTTAGAAGTACTTGATCAAATGGAATACTGTTTAGAAGAGATACAACAATTTGCAGGAAAGTATTGCAATGCATTTAGGGTAAGAACGGGCGTAGACATTGGTAGGTATCCCGGAGGCCCTAAAGTTTACATGAGCGACTTAGTAAAAGAAATGCAACGTGTCGCAGATAAGAATCAGTGGCCTGTTGTTAAAATACACACTGAAGGTAACCGCGCCCATTATACTGTGACAATTAACGGCGTTCTTGTTAAAATAATACAATGGCCAGATGTGACTACATTAGACCTTAAAGAAATACAAACAGAGGGTATTGGGGATTTTGTTCCAGGAAAACCCCGCAGTCCTCTAATACATCAAGTTATGTTACGCGATGCATTTATAAACAAAAAGATGCCGCTATACGATACAATACCACAGGAGTACATAGATAATTATGGCAATCAAAGGGATTAATAACATTCCATATTTCGATATGGAACCGTACTTAGACATCGCAGAGTTTGAAAGACTTCAACCAGAAATCATGGCGGGTTTTGCAACTGCAAGAGAGTTTGCCAAAGAAGGAACTTGGATGAAGCCAGGTTTTACATTTGATAACATGAGCTACAAACTTAGTTGGAAACCTATCTATCAGGCCATGGATGAATTTATGGAATTGGCAAAAGATGATCCTGTATACCAAGCCGGCATAAAATTAATGCCAACAGATTTTAAAAACTTTCAAGAGCGTAACAAGTTTACACGCTACCTGAAAATGGCGATGGGTGCTTACGATCCTTACATTTACTATTACTTGTGGGAAGAAGGATCGTGGGATGATAGAACTGCTAAACGTAGTCTAACGCCTGAAGCAGAATACTTCCCCAATGTAGTCAAATGGGTTGAAAGCCTAGTAGGCACAGTATTTGAAGATATTGGCCGTGTTATATTCTTTCACTGTGAAGCAGACGGTATTCCATTTGAACATAGAGACTTGGATGCTAACAACGGAGTTGATGTTGTCGTGCCGCACCGCAATGAGTTCATACATGTCCGTCCTAACACTAAAAAAGCCATGTATCTTTGGGATCCAGAAAATAAAAACAAAGTGTATCTTAATACTCGTGCGGCTTGGTGGAATGATGTTGACTGGCATGGCGGAGAGCGTATTATGGAACAAAGTTACAGTCTACGCATTGACGGAAAGTTTACGGAAGAGTTTCGTAAGCAGTTAGGCATTGATCACTTAGAGAGTTATTGATGAATAATGTACACGGACGCACACATTTTGAACTTGAGCAATTTATTGATCTAACAAAATTTGATGCGATACAATTAGATATTATAAAAGGTATTGCTACTGCCAAGCCACTATCACAACACGGATATCTACCCCCATTCCTTATATACGATCCTGCTGAACTAAGTGAAGAACTTCGAGTTGAGCCTTTGATGAAATCATATCAAACTTATAGGGCATTATCTGATAGCGATCTTATTAAGCGAACAGGAGAAGAAATCAAACAGCAACACGGATACAATGCCCTCACCACATTCTTAAAGTATATCTACGGAGCACACGATCTCTATTCGCATTATTTGTTTTGGGATCATTTTAAAGGCTGGCGTTCTAATGTTAATCATAGAGAACTAACCCCAATTACAGAACACTTTTCAACATTAATACAATGGATCGACAGTCTAGTAACAGATAACATTTTTTCTAACATAGGCAGAGCGTACCTTATTGCAATAGAATCAAACGGATATTCATTCGAACATCGGGATCCTCCTCTTGACCCTGATGTGGATGCTAGTGTATTTCCAGAGTTTATACACATACGACCTAGTATAGATAGACCGTTTTATGTATACGATTCTGAATCAAAACAAAAACATTATATTAATTCTAGAATAGGTTGGTGGAATGATAGAGATATACATGGCGGAGAACCTGCTGCCGCACCGTCGTATGCAGTGCGTATTGATGGGATCTTTAGCGATAACTTTAGAAAACGGATCGGTTTATGAAAATATTATGTACAGGTAATCCAGAACACATAGGCATAGCTAAAGAAATAAAGAATATATTTCCAGATGCTGTCTGTATTTCTCGAGCATCGGAATTCGATCTCTCAACAGAACATGGACTATCTAAATTAAAAAATATAATTTCTAATTTTAACGTGTTGATTAATAGTTCCCATGTTGAGTCTGGCACACAACTTAAAGTATTTGAAATTGCTAGACAAGCGTGGTCCTCTGGGCATGTTTTTAATATAGGAAGCATAGATGAGTACAATCAATACGCACACATAAATCCTAGATCTCATACTGAAAAGAATCATCTTAAAAATCTTGCAATAGAGTACAACTGTGATAAGTTTAAAGTTACACACATTAGCGTGGGACCGTTTGAGTCTTCAGCTAAACCATTGACACAACCGTTAGAAAGGCTAAACCCCAAATATATAGCAGAAACAATTAAATGGATATTAGAATGCAATTTTGATATTCCTATCATAGGGATACAAAATTTAACTGACGAAGTTTCTAAAATATACAAAGAGAGTGTTAGTCAATGAAGCATATTGGAAATTTTAAAGATTGGATTAAACAAGAATGGGTTGATTATTTGTTAGTGCATGACGGTACGCTACGACCTAAAACAGCTAGCGAAAATCCCGATACAGAAGAGTTTAGAATTGCAACAAGTGTAGGGTATGATTTAACACAAACTTGGTGGCACCATTATTGTAATACTAGTTGTCCGCTATCGATATCTCCTCCGATACCTACAGATAAAGAATACATGTGGTGGTTTATCAAACTTCTTCCAGGCGGAATGATGCCAGTACACAGAGATCCACATGTAACAGAAGATGGAAAATATAATGTAACTCGGTACTGGATGCCGTTGCAAGATTATGTCCCAGGGCATGTGTTTGTGTATAACAACATTTTTATGACAGATTACAAAGCAGGTGATTTATGGGCATATTCAGATGCAAATGAGATACACGGAGCATGTAATATAAGCTATGTACCTCGATTAACTTTTCAATTTACTACATATGATACACACGCTTAATCTTACATACAATATATTTGATGCTATAGAATACTATAAAAAATTACAAAATAATTTTAAGCAGTTACATTGGCATTATACAAAAGACCATTGTGATCCAAGAGGTATTGGCACTAAGAATTATATGGACAATGTTCACGGATGGGGATTACAAACTGTCTACTCCGATATTACATTTCCGTACCATTGTGATATAGATCCTCACGACGAAGGCCCGGAATATTTTAAAGATACAGATTTAGTCTTTGGTTTTTTTAAAGAGATAAAAGATAAGTTTGTTAATCCTTATAGATCTTTCTTAATGACATTTCCTGCCCAGCATAATATTGGTAGATGGTTACCTGGAGGTCCACCTCACGGCAAAGTGTTTATTCCAATAATAACAAATAGACAAGCAACTATTACAGATCTTACAAATAGTCAAACGGTAGTTCTAAAAGAAGGTAATGTATACATGTTTGACATGACTACTAACTACGGCGAATTTAAAAATGAAGGAGATACTGCAATTACATTTATTACATTCAATGTTCCAGCCGACACGTTCCCACACGTACTAAGTACTGTATGAAATACATTGGGAATTATAAAGACTGGATTACAGATAAGTTAATGGATCATCTACGGACGCATAGCGGTGATACTAGACCAGTGTGGCAACCCGAACGATGGCAAGGCCATCCTATACTAGACGAGTTTAGAGAAAAATGTCGCGTAGCGTATTCACATAGAGATGATAAATTCCAACAGTTTAATATTACTACGGAAAGTATGATCAATATCGAATTACCAGTCCTTCCGGAAAGTCGTAGACAGTGCAACTGGTGGTTTATTAAATTATTACCCGGACAATTTCAAGCAATGCATATTGATCCTCATCTAGTAGAAGTGACTAACCCCGTTCGATATACTATGTTTTTAGAGGACTACCATCCAGGGCATATATTTGTTTGGGATGACCAACTTGCTACAAATTATAAAGCAGGTGACCTATTTGAATGGAGTGATCCTATGATAGTACACGGATGCACTAACATTAGCTATCAAAACCGATACACACTACAAATTACGATGCACGATTAACTTGTTCTGCTATACTAATAAATGGCGAGTTATTACTACATAAAATAGTACACGGTGCAGAACTATCTGTAGTCCATTTTTGTTGTATCAGTGTTTGCCATACTCTGCTAGACAATATGCTTTTAATACCATAGGTTAATGCATCAAGTGCTTCTAGGCCGCCAAGTTCTTTAATAGTATCAAATACTTCCGTCTGTACTTCTTTAGCAATACCTATAACAGAATCAGAATCAATTAAACTGTAACTGTTGTATAAATTAACATCATAATTTGCATATAAGAATGATCCAATTAAACAACACGGCAAAACGTGCCTATGCGCATCTATATAAAGTTCTTTACTATCTAACGTAAAGCAACTTACCTCGCTAGTCCATTGCTTGTAGTCTTTTAAATCTACAAATTCGACCGGTCGTATATTACTTGAAACCGGTTGTTCAATGTAATGAGTAACTGCGCCTGCCCTATTTAATACAGGAAATTTCTTTCCAAAGCGTTTACTATTTTTAACTGTAAATGAATTGAAGCCAAGTGACATTGAAACATTACGTGCAATATCTACTTCATGTTCATTGTGTTTGAATTTAATAAACATCCAATCTGCTATGCCGCCGGCATCCATAAATGATGTTGCATTGCGTATGATTGAATTAAAGTCCGTACCTATTCTATACAAGCTGTGAGTTTCAGCTAAACCGTCTAGTGCAAACTCAACACGATGCTGTTGTGGCATTGCTTTTGCTAACTCTTCCCACCACGATACAGATCTAGCACTACCATTAGTATTAATAGCAACACTTACAGTACTGTTATCTTTTAGATACCGACACATCGAAATTAGATCATTATTGATTATAGGATCTCCAAAATCTCCACAAAAATTTATGTGTTTAATTTGAGCAAGTACTTCTACGTTGAAGATTTTTATAAATTGATCTAATGTCCAATCTGTTAATTGCAAAGAAGGATTTTCTATGCCGCCATGTATATTACGTAAACACATCGGACAGCTGGCTTGACACCGGTTAGTGATCTCTATTTGTACCTGTTCTAGTGATTCAAAATTAAACATTAGTAACCTAGTATGTGAAACATGTACTTGGGAGTTAAACCAGCATTGATACCAGCATGCCAGTCTTTATAATTATTCCATTTAAATATTGCACCCTGAGGAGCGTCATACAAATAGTCCTTGCCTAATATAAAAATATGTCCCATAGCAGGAGCATCTAGCATAATACTATATCGTTTAACAGCACCTTTATTTAGATATGCAGACTCGTTGTCATCAACGTCCCAATGCCAAGGCGCATAGTATCCTGGATCAACTCGACTTATCCAACTGCGATGAACTCCATTTAATCTTAGATACCCTGCAACATCATCAGTAAATTCTTGATCATAATCATAATAGTTCGTCCATTTAATAGCATTAGGATTAAAGTTAGCATCTTGCCACATCTTAAGTATATCTGCATACCCTGTTGTATCAAGATTCCATTTACTAGGATCCGTAGTAATATCAACACCGTTAGACAATGAGTTAACTATCTTTGTTAGATCGTGCCTAAAGTAATAGCCTAAGAATGCAGAGCTAGTTAAACTTAACAATCGTTTATCAAATACAGATGCTTCGATCATTCTAAAAATCCAAATGCCCACATTCGTTCACCACACCACCAGCACTTACCGCAATGTGATCCAGGATGGTTGTCATTTTCACAACTGCGTGTAACAGGGTATAGCGTATCTAATACACCTAATGCTTTATACAGCTTGGCAACAGATTGTTTGTTATGATTAACTAACGGGCTATACGCTCTTTTGTCCATGGCTAATTTATCCACAGGATTACCATCGATGCTTAATGGAGGGTCAGCAAAGTTAGTACCTGCGGGCAATTGCATTTCAAACCCAAACTCAGCAAATACCTGTCCATCTCTGCGGGTCTGAACATGCCACTCAGGCAACTTTTCTTCCCAATCTGCATATACCTCGTCTGGTGGAAATTTTGTTAGGCCTGTATACACAATATCAACTTCGCCACTGTCAAGTGCATCCTTATACACTTTAAACATTAGTTCAGGAGGAGGTTTGGGTACATGTAACTTATGAATGAATACATTAGTTTTACCTGTAAGCTCTATACATTTGTTAACTACAATATCAAATGCAGGTTCTAAAATATCCTTTCTATACTCTGCAATAAGATTATAGATATGTAGGTCGTGTTCAACATTTTTCATCAGCCAATAGAGAATAATAGCACTGTCGGCACCGCAACTCACACTAATGCCAACCGGACCATCTTTGTATAACCCTATTCTAATCCCATCGATATCTACATATTCTAAGTTCATGTTAATCTCTCATAAAACTCTGGGAACGGATTATCTATCCAATTTTTACCCAGATGCTGTGTCATTGTAATTTCAAAAAACTTTTTAAAATCTACGTAATTGTTATCAGTTGCTAAGTTAAATCGGTCGTTGGAATCTCCGCCGATCATGCCTTCTAAGATTGTTCTTTTAATATATCGTTCTTCAATGCCTACACAGGAATAAAAATCAATCGTTTTAACAACGCCGTCTTTAAGAAAAAAGCAATGCGGATACAACGCTACTTTGTAGTAGCCTGCACCTAGTATATCTTTAATGATGTTAAAGATTTGTTCCTTCCAGTTAGGACATTCTTTATCTAAACTACGACCCGGAGTTAATAGAATATGATTTAATGTTTCTTTGTTAAACTCGATATATATTTTATTCCCCTCTATGGATAGCAACTTAGGTGCCCATGAGAACTGTTGCATTATTTGCAAATGCTTGACTTCTCTTTCAAAACAATAGTTTATTAGTGTATCTGTTAGGAAACTATTTTCCGTTTGGTAAGGACTATTTGCGTCCCAGGTCATACACATAACAGAACCGTCTTCGTTTATCGTAGGAGTATACAGCATATTAGTTGTTACCTGATGCTTGTTCAAATAATCTATTTTATAAAGATATTTCCACTCAGTCATAGGTTATTATAAAATCCGAAGTTCTGATACTTTCAAGCTCTTCTTTTAACTCAGCTTCCATTTTAAAAGTTACCAATGCAGGTGACGGTGAAAAATCTGTCATCTTATATTGTTCATTAATTTTATTAAGCCACGGACTAAAAATGTTATCAAACTTAAAATGGTTATCCGGTGCCGGCACTGCTTGAGTAATGCTAACAGATATTAAATTTATAGACTGCCGGGTTTCACGCAAAGGCTCTCGCACAACTAATTGTAATCTAGGAACTGATCCAAAGTTACATGCAGTATGTCGTCTACCAGTTCTCATGAAATACCAATGATCATTTCTTGTGCATTTAAACATTTCTTGATTTTCTAAATCGATTAAGAATGATTGATCACCTGTTAGATTTAAATGCCATCTATTATCAATGTCGGCATGCGACTGATAACTTTCTCCGGGAGCTAGCGTGATAATACGTGCTTCACCTATGCTATACGGTAATGTATCTAATACCTGTTTCCATAATGTATCTTTAAACTCATCCTTAATAGACCATGTACCGTAGAAGAAGTTGCCGTCATGTTTATTCAACACAACAACTTCACTATGTATAGGAGATTGAGTAAGTGCCTGTTCGATAAGGCCTTGAGGACACTGCCACATTAATCCTGTAACCATTTTTTTCATATCAAATGTCCTAGCTCAGGGAACGTAGTTTTAAAATTTGTACCACGTTGCTTGTCCATTGTTATTATATACTCTTTAAAATCAGGAAGCAAGTTAGATTGGTCCTCACTATCCATCCAATCTAGTATTCCTTCCCAACGTTTCCACCCGTAGGGATTAGTTTCCCAAAACTCTTTGTCTTGTGTATAGTTTACCCATAGCCAGCTTTTAAGTTCTTCAAACAGCTCTCTCACTTGTTCTTTATCTTCTTTAGGTAATATACGTAAATTCAACCAAGTTGGAATCCATAGTAAATGGAAATTAACAAGGCCACCGCCTAGCTCTTGGCCTAATACATTCTTGCCGTGATTTAATTTTTTAAAATCACTATTGACCTTCCATTTAATAAATTCCGGAATATGTTTAATGTTCAATACTTGTACAGCAAGCTCTATGTTAGTTTCTATGTGTGCAGGTGCTTGTTCTAAGCGCCATAAGTTTTCTTCTATTTCTGCAAAGTTTAAAGGGTAACGAATATACTCTCCTCGATCTCCCATTCCGTCTAGACTAATAGATACTTTTACTTTACGAAATTTGGTCCATAATGCAATCATCTTGTCTGTGATGATAGTTCCGTTACTGTTATAGCGTAATAGAATTTTATCAGCATAACCTCTGCGCACAATCTCTTCTAAGAATATTGTATGTTCTTTAATAACTAGAGGCTCGCCGCCTGCAAAGTATAATTGTTTGATGTTTGGTATTTGCTCAAACACTTCTTCCCAAAACTCAGGACGCTCATGCCATTTGTTATTAAACTCTTCTGGACGCCACTGCATTTGGTCCTTAATAACGTTGCTTTGAATGATAGGAAATATTTTCTTATGATCACTAACCCACTGACTGCTGTCATGCGGGCTACACATAATACATTTTAAATTACATGTATGCCCTAATCGTAAATCTAAGTATTGTAATTTATATGGAACCCCACCATCTTCTGCTGTTTGTGCGATTAGCTCAGGAATATCCACGCTATCATAATGCCAGGAGCCTGTTTCCCAAATTCGCTTACTTGAAATGCCTTGTGCTTCTTCATCGTAACATTTTTTACAACTTGCAGGGACTGCCCCTTCTAACATAGTCTTACGTATGGACTTCATGTAATCGTTGTTAAATGCTTCGCTCGGCAAACTATTTCCAAAGTTAGCAGGCTGTCCGTTTTCTTTTTTAACAAGTCCTACACTGTAATCACCTGTATCAGCGCCGCTTGCATTTGCTACACAGCATACACGCATGTCCCCGTTGGGCCGTGTGGCAATATGTATCCAGGGCAGTACACAAAAACTAGGACTACCTGAAATTTCAGTTAGTTGTTTTTGCCATTTGCCTAATTGAGTGTCTTCAGACTGTATCCAAAATGTTTTACTCATAGATCAATTAATGGTTTGAATGCTTCTAAACATTCTTCCCAAGTTTTCCATGTTTCGTGGAATCGAATACTCATACCGTGGCGTAATCTAGCTTTCGAATTGTAAGTTAGTAAATGCGGTATTTCCGATCTGATTAAATATGGTGAGGATCCGTACTTTAATCTTGCTAATTCAACAGCACCTTCCGGAACTCCGAGCATTCCGTGATGGCTTCCTCGAAGCTTGATCATAGTAGCATCAGTACCGTCATCCTTGTCAGAATTTATATATACTGATGGGAACTTTTTCATATCCCACCATGACCACTCGGCATCTACTTCTTCAAATAATTCAAAATTTATTCCACATATAATAGGAGTCCATACTCCGTCAGTGATAATTGCATCTGTATGTATGGTCCTGTTAGCAGTAGGGCCCATTGATTTGTCGTAAGGGAATAGATCTATAATAAATCTAGGATTTAAATTATGATCTTTTAAGAATTCAATTGCATATCTTGTTAAAACATCGTCGATAGCTCTTACACGATAGCTATCTTTGTAACCAATCTCTCGATCTACAAGTTCTGTTTCTTTAACGAGCTTATCTATAGCTGGCAAATTTAATTTTGCATAAAACTCATTCATAAAAAATTACCTCTTGTTGTTGATCTCTAGATTTAGCATAGTCGTTAATTTCAGCCCTGCCGCACATTCTTGCACAAGTGATCAATTTCTTTTCATTCCAATAAGTACTCCACACTGTTTGATATTCGTTGCTATCGATAATCGATTCGATAGTATTGTTGACTGCATTTAATTTGTTAATACCTCCTAAGGATTTAACTAGATCATAATACTGATTAAGCATTTCGTTACGCACACCAAACGCGGCATTTTCGTCAATATATGTGTATGGCAAACTAGCGAGCCAACAGCATGGAAATACGTTACGATATGCATCAATGTATATTTCTTTTTGGTTACACGCTTGGCAATCTATCACTGAGGCCGATACAATTTCTTTGTACGATTCTATTGCCTTCTTATCTAAGAATTTTAATGGTGTTTCTGTTGACGGTTCTATGATGTGGGTTAGCAAGCCGTTCTTATCGAGAACATCGGTCTTGGGCTCTAATAAAAACCTACTGCTGTTTTTCACAACAAAGGCATCAAAGCCTAAATCTTTAGCCATTTGTTTAGCTTCATCTACCTGATGTTCATTGTGTTTAAATTTGATAAAACACCACTCGGCTTTACCGCCTGCTTTGATAAACGCTGTGGCGTTTTTAATAATGTTATCAAAACTGGTTCCTATCCTATATAGGTGATGTGTATCCTGTAACCCGTCTAATGCAAATACAACGCAATGCGTTTTTGGTAAGACACTAACAAGTTCTGTCCACCACGCGGTAGATTTAGCACTACCATTTGTATGTATTCTAATGTTTAAATTGGGATTAGTGGCTGTAGAATACCTGCACATTTCAAGCAGATCTTTATTTAAAATTGGATCACCGAAGTTTCCACAAAAGAAAAATCCTGTTAATTGGGCTAACACCCTTGCAGGCATTATAGTTTTAAATTCATCAAGAGTCCAATCGGTTAACTTTATCAAAGGGTTGTCTAAACCACCATTCCTGTTTCGGGCGCACATAGGACAACTAGCCTGGCAGTTATTGGTTATTTCTAAGTGTACTTCTTTTAGTTCGTTAAATTTAAACATGAAATATTTATGTAGGTGTCGAGCATGGGTAAATATTTCCATGACACGTTATAAAATTGCACCTTCATATTCAGCAGACTATTTGGAAATAGACAGGCCAAGCCCGCTAACAGATAACCAAATTGAGCAACTAATACAAGACGTGTTAAGTGGTAATACAGATAAAGACATTAGCGATCAAATATACATTAATTTTAAAGAAGAAATGACAACTTGGATTGAGTCTAGCAAGCTCAATACCTTAATCGGATTGAATTCGTTTGATCGGGTTGATATTATAAACGGATGTACACAATTTATTGACAACGTGTATATACAAGGACAGCCACAGGTATTAGTTGGAGATTATAGGTACCACGATCGATTAGGCAATTGGGGGACGCGGCCCGGGATTTTACGAGAAAATATACCATTAATTATTGCCATGCCGTTTCCTAGCACCGGTGCAGTACATAATCGAATGACGGAGATATTAGATGAAGCGAGAGACAAAGGTATTGATGTGCATGTGGATGGCGCTTGGCTTACTTGCTGTTGCGCAATTAACTTTGATGTATCTCATCCTGCAATCAAGTCTATAGGTATAAGTTTGAGTAAAGGGTTAGGACTTGGTTGGAATCGAATTGGCTTACGTTGGACTAGACAACCACATGCTGATAGTGTTACAATAATGAATGACTTCCACATGAATAATCGTGCATTAGTGTTGATCGGACTGCACTTCTTACGTAATTTAGATCCCGACTATCTTTGGAAGACGCACGGTGATCGATACTACAAAGTTTGTAAAGATTTTAATCTTACTCCTACTAACAGTATCTATCTAGCATTACGTGATGGGCAACCTGTGGGAGTTAGTCCCCTTATAAGGTATTTAGAAAATGCATCTGCATAACATAGACGGAGTAAACATTCCGTTTGATAAAGACTGGAATAGTATTGCTATTAGTGTAAGTGGCGGCGCAGACAGTGCATTACTAGCATATCTAATTTGTTCTATTGCGCCTGACAATTTCCACATTCATATCGTCAGCCATACCCGTATGTGGAAGACCCGTCCTTGGCAACAGTATGATTCGTTAAATGTATTTCAATACTTAGTACATACATTTCCCACACTTACTTTTGAAAGGCATACTAGTTTTATTGCACCGGATTTAGAATACGGTAATATAGGTCCTAGCTTAACAGACGAGTATGGAAAGAAAGTTAGCGGGGATAATATACAACAACGTGCATTTGCAGAATATATTTGTTATCATAGGAATGTTGATGCTTATTACAATGCTGTTACACATAACCCACGATTGGGATTGTTCAATGGTATGCATGAAAGAGATGTCGAACCGTCAGATGAAAACAAACATCTTGAATATATGATACACATGGGAAAGGTTGCGAGCCATCCGTTTAGATTTGTAGACAAGTCCTGGGTTATAAAACAGTATAGAAGGTTAGAGATTGAAGATTTGCTTGATATTACTAGAAGCTGTGAAGGTGAGTTTGATAGCATTGATTACAAAACATATAAACCACAACAACTTGTCCCCATATGTGGAGAGTGCTTTTGGTGCAAAGAAAGGGAGTGGGCCATTAATGAAAATAAACAACCTAGACCCGAGTAAGTATAACCGGTTCTTTGCATTCGGATGTAGCTTTACCAGTTACAAATGGCTGACTTGGGCTGACATTATAGGTAAGGATATCGAAGTATATGAAAACTGGGGAGAACAAGGTGGCGGAAATCATTTCATCTTTAATAGCGTAGTTGAAGCAGATGCACGGCATAACTTTACTAAAAACGATTTAGTAATAATCTTCTGGAGTACTAAAGAACGAGAAGATAGGTACCTAAATAACAAGTGGATACATGCTACCGCTGGTACAATTGAATCGGAATACGGCAAAGAATGGATTGACAAGTTTTACTTTGACACACGGTCATTCTTGATTAGAGATCTTGCTTATATGAAATCAATACAGTCTATTTTAAAATCTAGAGATTGTGATTGGGCTAACTTATGCTGGAATGAATTCTTTAATAATACTAGTATGCGAGAAACATTTACTAAAACAACTAATAAAAAGTCATTAGTAAAAATGTGGAGAGATAATTGCAAAGAAGTTTACAGTGGTAATAGTATTCCTAATTTTTTTGATGATCAAGACGTCATACAATTATATCAAGATGTGTTTACAAATATAACTAGCGTATATAGATGGTTCGATGAAGAACAGAATATTAACACAACTAACCGACTCGACGATCACCCTACTCCTACAGAGGCATTATTATTTTTAGATTGGATTTGGCCCGATAACACAATTAGTGACAGTACTAGGCAGTACGCAAAACAATGGGATTGTACAGAAACAATCCAACGACTCCGAATAAGTAGACTATGACAAGTAAAACATTTTGTATGCATCCTTTCACAGGATTAGCTACTAGAGAAGACGGCGCCATACAGGCTTGCTGTCGTAGTCACCCTATTGGTTGGATACAAGATAACACCTTAGAAGAAATTTGGAACGGTACCCCCATGCGGTTAATACGTAAAGAAGTACTTAACGGTGGCCGGCCTCCTGAATGTGAACCGTGTTTTAGATTAGAAGATCAAGGTGTTGAGTCTCTGCGCCAAAGACATATTGCAGGTAAAATTCCAGAAGCTCGTATTAATCTATATCCCAATGCGGTAGCCGCAATGAATGAAGATTATACAATGCCGTTTGAGATTCCTACTATGGAACTTAAACTAAACAACTTATGTAATCTTAAGTGTCGTATGTGTCACCCCGGCGATAGTACTAGCTGGAATGACTGGAGTGAAGTTAAAGAATTCTATAAAGGTGAAGGTCAAGTTATATTTGATATTGTTGAAGAACATAATTTAGAACGTAAACCTTACTTAGATAAATTTGACAACAATCCTAACTGGTGGAATAGTTTTGGAAAATTATTGCCACATTTTAGACGAGTGGAGTTTGCAGGAGGTGAACCTCTAATGGATCCACAACATTATCGCATACTAGACATGTTAAAACCATACGGTACTAACATAGAGATTAAGTATGCTACTAATGGAACAACGCTAGGAATTAGCAAAGGAAGAACTATACATGAATATTGGCCTCATTTTAGATCAGTTGCCGTTAATGTCAGCATTGATGGCATTTACGATGTTTATAATTACATTCGTGGCAATGGGGATTTTGTTGTCGTTGAAGAAAACATCAGAGATATACAGAGAATATCTAACATCAGCCGGATAGTAGGTGCGGTTGCTGTACAAGTAAGTAACGCTCTTATACTTGATAAAATGATTGAGCATTTCTTAGACAAATTAGGAATTGTATTTTATACAAATATGGTGCAGTATCCTAACGTACTAAGCATACAAGTATTACCCGATGAACTTAAAGCATTAACTATTATAAAATTAAAAGCGGTACGGACTCTCGTACCAACTTTTAAATTAGTAAAAGAACACCCACTGCTAGAAGAACTGACATACAAACAAATTGACGGTATTATTAATTTTATATCAGCAAAAGACTTAACACATTTGTGGAATGACTGCGTAGAATTTAATCACAAACTTGATGTGACACGCAATCAAAGTTTCGAAACAGTTACACCTGAGTTTAAACAATATGTTTAAAGTAACTAGCCGCTGGCCTCATCAAGATAGTATCAAGATTGAATGGAATCTTGGCAAGCGTTGTAATTACGACTGTAGTTACTGCCCTAGTAGTATACACGACAATACTAGCCCGCATCGAGCATGGATGAATTTGCAAGACACAGTTGATCGATTAATGACATTAGGCAAACCTATACGCATTAGTTTTACAGGTGGCGAGCCATGTGTAAATCCAGAGTTTTCTAAATTAGTAAAATACTGCAAACATGTTGGTGTCAGTTGGGTTAGTGTAACAACTAATGGAACATTGCCATATGAATTTTATTCAGCATTAGAAGCAGATCAAATTGTATTCAGCATACACTTAGAGTTTGATTGGAGGCGTGTATTTAATACGGTAGAAAGTGTTGTTGATCTAACAAATAAGAAAGTTATAGCACAAATTATGGCGCACCATGATCATATGGATGCGGTGATGCAATTACGTGCTAAATGTCTACTAGCAGAAATTCCCAGTACCGTTCGTCGAATTAGGTGGACTGAAGGCGACCATGATTTGTTTGACGATATGCGTTATCATCCAGACGACCTAACTTGGTTAAAAGAACAAGATGCTACAGTGCAGGGTAACTGTGTTATAGACAGCTCTCGAATTATGCATGCCAATGATGTTATCAAATTGCACCTGAACAAATATAAAGGATGGACTTGCAATGCAGGCATAGAAAGTCTGATGATAAACTGGGACGGAGATGTACATAGAGCGACTTGCAGAGTCGGTGGTAGTCTTGGCAACATATATGCAGGAACATTTTCAATCCCTACAGAACCTATTATATGCGATAGGAATTTCTGTACCTGCGCGGCAGACATTCCGCTAACTAAGATTTCACCTTTGTAGCATGAGTGTCGGGTTGACAAATACATAGATTATTTGTACAACTAATATCACTCGGCGGACTCATAGTAAACACCGGTGAAAATATGTTTATAGATGTTTTAAACATCGATAGCCCACAACTGGCACGTAAATCCCCCGATGCATCTATAGCAATAGATTCTGTTCCAATTTTACAAGTCCAACCTTTAAAATTATTCCAATCATTTAATAAGATAGTATGTGATTGTGCAACTTGTGCAGTATCGTCGTCGAATAAAACCACGCTATCATGCAGACTAAGATTGGCCATTCTAGGTAATAGCCAATCAGATGTTGGAATACGTTTTAATGCGTTGTTTATATACTCGTGTTGTAGAGGAGTATATACATCCGTTCCTTTATTAGGAGCGTCTACTATCGTCTTAGCTTGTATGTACCAAGACTGTTTACTTTGTAACATATAGTTTATATTGTCTACACATTTATCCCAATGTTGTGCATCCATTAATCCTAACGCAGTAACATCTACTCCTGCTGAAAATAATAAATCAGCAACTTCAATAAAATGATCGATATCTACATATTCATAATGGCAGCTTAATACTACACGATCAAGATATTTAGAATTATTTGACCACCACGTAGTAGTCCTCGAACCATTACTTACTATCGTAATGTATATAGATGTGCCGTACGTTTCTTTAAGCTCTTTACAAAATTGATCTAATTGAGGCCACAATGTAGGTTCACCTCCCCCTGATACAAATAACCGAATTTTTCGTTTGTTATGATTGTCTTTGTAATACTTAAACAATATTTTAAAATTATTAATAATTAAATCTAAATTTTTAGGATATCTATACTTTGCGTCGTGCGACCCTGGAAAACAGTAAGAACAGTCGTAGTTACAAATATCAGTAGGAAAAAATCTTACTTGTAACACTTCACTGTCTTGGGTAGAAATAACCTTTATTGGGATTCGTTTCATTTTGTTCCTATGATCATCCAACGTGTATACAGTTGAGTTTTTAAACTACCCGACCATAATTCTTTTAGATGACTTTGATTTTTAAATTCTTCTAAGCTACGGGCAATTCTAATATGCTCTGCTATGGCGTAATCGTTACTTTGAACTACAATAATACTGTCTGTTGATAGCCTAGACAACCATATGTCATATTGTTCTTGTGTGATATGTTCACAGCTGGTATTGATGATAACATCGCCGTTAACTGGAACTGCACACATGTCTCCTGTTATAGCTTTAAATTTACCGTCTTGTTCTTCTATTTTATTCATCATAGTAGCAACATGCTGGCACAGTGGATCAATGTCTACGCTGGCAATATAGCGGGCGGATATTTTACTTTGGAATATCATGCTGGCTAGTACACCAACCCAACCTCCGTGTATTTCTATGCGACTAGGTTTGGTTACAAATGGCTCTAAGTTATCTATAAGCCATTCTTTGCTTTTCATCTGGCCACTCCAAAACGCATCAAGTGTACGCATTGGGCTGTTGCTTTCGCGGATAGCATTCATCCAAAAATGTAAGTGTTCTGTATCTATTTTCATATTAAGTCCTGCATCTCTGGGAATGTTTTTATAAAGGAGGTTTGTCTTCTTCGATCGTGCTCATTAACAAATTTTAAAAATTCTGTTAGATTAGTTTGTTCAGTAGTAACAAATAATTCTAGTATTCGTTCTAGTTCATTAATTTCATTTGCAGTAAATCGGTTTCTTTTCATGTAAACAATTTGACTATTAATATAGTCACTGTATGTTTTAGGCAATACCCATATTGATAGAAAATTAGGATTACGCAAGTAACTAGTTGATAAACTCACTCGACTGAACCACTTTCGACCTTTGAGCGTATTAATGTCTTTTAAAAACAGTTCGTATGTAGTAACACTAAATGCATTATAAGTTGCCATTATATCTAGTTTAACATCTGGTATTGAATTTAATATTTTATAACAATTATCGAGCCAAGTATCGTACTGTAGTCCATTCCGTGCATATTCAGCCGCATGGCTGTATGCTTCACAGCTCGTGTGGATTGTTAATTTTTTAACTTTTAATTGTTTTGCTTTGCTAATAAATTTATCCAACACATGGCAATCGGCCATTAAGTTACTGTTGATACTAAGCTCTAGATTAGTATTAGGATTACTAATAATATAGTCTAACACTTTGAAAGTGTTCTTGCTTAGTAGCGGCTCTCCGCCTGTTATTCTAAAAGTATGTAAGCTAGGATATAGATCAGGCCACCACTGCCAAAACGCATCAATATAAGGATTGTGTTCACGGTTTGGAATAATATAAGTTTGTTGGTAATGATTTGTAGAATCATCTGGCCATGGACCGTATCGATTAATCTCATCCATCCATTTACTGCTATTTGTAGGACCGCAATAACTACATTTTAAATTACATACATTGTCAAAACTAATTTCAAGATATTTCGGATTACTTCCGTTAGCACCTTGTGTTAAGATTTCTTTGAAGAACGGGCGTGACCAATTTGTAAAACTCTTTGTTATGCGATCACTTAAACTATTACTAGAGTCTTCAACTTTCCAACAATAATCACATTCTGTAGGACGAATACCTTCTAGCATAAGCTGACGTTGTTGTTTTTTATATTTTGTATTATGTAATGCACTTACATCAATTTTGATTTCATCTACGGGTATATGATGTGGACCAGGATGATGACAACTGTGTGTCATACCGGAACCTAAGTAAATGTTAGATTGTGTCCATTTAGCCAAACAAAGACTAGGACTAATAGTGTCTAGTTTTTTCTTGTGCTGTAATCGGAACCATTTCCACATTATAATTTACACTTTGGTATTTTGCTGTCTGCCGAGCTAACACAGCTAGGTGTGATACAGCGAGTAGGTTCCTTAAATAATTCAAAACTATCTAATGTGCCTAATGGTACATCATGACAACTATAACTTCTTTTAACGTCATTACCTCTTATTATAACACTTTGATAGCCAGCATTACAAGTCCAATTGGTAAATTTATTAAATCCAAAAGCATTGAACCTTTCTGCTTGGTCAAACAAATGTTCGGTACCATCTGCTTCGTATAGGGCAATTTGGTAGGTGTCTTCACCGTTGGCACGTTGCGGAAACCCTTCACGCATCTTGTGTATCATATCTTCTGTATAACCTTCAACAACCGCACTCGCTGTAGGATCGCTTTGTGGCTTGAGTGTTACATTAATTCCACGGGCATGGAATCGTTCCATACGAGCATACAACTCATCGAACTTCTCAGGTACCATTACTTGGTTTATTGTAACGTGTACCAGTTCGTACATCAACTGTAAACATTTATCACCAAACTCTTGTTCTTTGGCAAACTCATCGTGGAATGATGCTGTGATACTACGGCGCTGTAATAGCGCAGTATTGGCACACCAAGTGTTCCACCATTTGCTACCAGGACTTAGGTTAGTGGTCATATGGATACTTTGATAAGGACTTTCGATTTCGTCCAAGTGTTTTACCAAATCTGGAAACTGTTTATACGCTGTTGGTTCGCCGCCACTGAAGCTCCAATGAAATTCGGTAAACCCATTGGCTCGTGCTTGACGCTTAATCTCATCCACTGTAGCTGTATACACTTCCAGCGGTTGATGATCCACTTTATCACTACGAGCATATGGCCAGCAGTAACTACAATTATAATTACAAAATCTACCCAAAATCCAACTGGTAGAAAATAATGGTTTGGCTAGCATGGTGCGTTGCCCAAACCGTACAATATTTTGGAAAGGAATGGTTGAAAAGCTCATTGACAGTATTTACAAATAAGTATATAATACAATGGTAGACGTGAGTGGAACATGGTATACCTCCTCCTAGTAAGCTGACCCCCAGCTGAACGGAGGGAACTGGCCTTGCCCTTAGGGTGGCTTTGTAGGTTCGAATCCTACCGTCTACACCATTTTTAACACAGGCACAGAAAGGCAGTTATGAAGAAAGTAATAGCAATGATGGCAATGTTGGTGTCTATCAATGCATCCGCCGAAATGGAAAAGGATGCATATGACATATGGCCCCTGCATCAATTGATGACAACTTCGACTACTATTACTCTTGTTCGAGCACGGGACGTAGATGAAGTGCGAGAGATATGCAACAAGGAAAGCGTTCGCCGAGGTAAGGGAAGATTTGGGCATAAGATCGATGCTTGTTCTTTTTGGGACAAATCATCACGCGGACATGTCTGTACGATCGTAGTTCCAGTTTGGACTAATAATGACGCTTTCGGACACGAAGCACGACATTGTTTTCAAGGAAGTTTCCATTAATGAAAAAAGTAGCAAGTAGCCCTGAACGTAATACCTTCCAAAAAGAAGGTGCAATCCGTCGGGCAGAAGAAGCCGGCGAAGAGCCTAATCAAGACTACCTTGACTGGTGGGATCAGATCAAGATTGACGATGCCAACAAGATCCACGATCCTGCTTGGCAAAAAAACAACATGGAATACGATCTCCGTAGTAGCAAAGAACTGTGCGATAAAGCAAAAGCCAGCGAAAACTATGCTCAAAACTTGTATGCGGCCATGTGCAATATGACTTGGCAAAGCAGAGAGTTTTGGCAAGAGTTAAAAGGTGAAACTTGGAGTTGCAGTTGGCGCCATAGTGGCGGTATAATTGCCGACATGCGTGAACAAGGTGACTACATTGATTGGTACTGTAGTGGTATTGGCAATGCAGAACTAGGCAACGGATTAGACGGTACTGTACCAGACATTACTGATGGTCGAGACTATGTGCCAGAAGGTGTTGTAACTGAAGAAATTGAATTGGATTTAAATCGATTGGGGTGGCGTCCTGTTCCCTGGGAAGATGATGACAACTAAAGTAAATACATTATGACAAAATTAACTTATACCGTAGAAGAATTATTTGAAGACATTCCGGACGATCCTGAAAATGTCATATTTAAGATTCCCCCAGCTATCTGCGAAGCGCAGGGATGGGTAGAAGGCGACACAATTAACATTAAAGTAGAAGACGGTGCCATGGTACTGTCCAAGGTAAATGGCTAAAGACGACATTATTGAATTAACTGGCCAAGTTGAGGAAGTATTACCCGGTAACATGTTTAGAGTTAAAGTGGCAAATGTGCCAAATACTTTATTGTGTTACATGGGTGGAAAATTAAAACAACACAAGATTAGAATTATCCTCGGAGATAATGTAAAGATTGAAGTTAGTCCATATGACTTAACTAAGGGTAGAGTAACTTATAGGCTGTGACTATGAATAGTATAATGGAAACTGTTTGCTCGGTTTGTAATAATGTTAGAAGTAACAGCAGACACGGCGTAAGTTTCCAGAATTTACTAACCATGTTGCGTAGAGAATTTAGAGAACACGGATTTGATCTTAAATTAAAATCCGATAGGCGCAAGCATTTAGGTGCAGAAGAATTTTATGTTAACGCATACTATGATGCTGAAGACGATCAAAATAACGAAACGCCAATCGAAGTTATTATACATCACAACTTTGAAAAACAATCAGTATGGGATCAAAAACAAACCACTGATTTATTAATTCAGATTTTTGATGCTACTGTACACGAATATAAACATCAACGACAAAGTAAGAAACGTAAACACATCGTTTACTCTAATCACAACAAAAGCCCGTACGATGCCTACTTAGCAGACCCAGATGAGATTGATGCTTATGCTATTAGTATAGCCATCGAACTGTGTCGTAATTTGGGGAAATATCGGACATTGCGCTACCTGCCCAAATTTCAAACATTAGGCCGACTCAAGTTCAATGAGAAATATGTAAGCCCGCAACTGGCGGCATATTTTGGACAGTTTGATAATTTAAAACACCCTGTGCTACGTATACTAGCCAAAAAGGTTTATGTAAGATTAATGAAGGTTGACACAGACTTCATTTTCATGTAAAATACAAAGTATATTAACTCACTTAGCGAGCGAGCATGTCCAAAAAAGAGTTTCCAACCCAACAAGTTCTAGAGCTAGCTTGTGCGGCACAACGGATAAATGGTGCTTATATTAAAGAGGATGCACCAGTGTATTCGGAAGATGGTGCGTTCATGTATCTCAAACATACTAATAAGATACAGATGCTCTGCACACTTGAGCCGGCAATTTGGACTGCGGATCCAAAAGATGCACCTATGCCACTTCGAGTATTGCCTGAAGATGTTGTGCTGGCAGAAGAGATCCGCAAGTATTTTCGTAAATTCTTGTTTAGTGCTATTGAAGGCGAAAACGAGTTTCAAACAAACATAAACACAATTTTATCCGGTGATACAGTTAAACAAAATCAATTTGGATATGTAGCTTGTTTGCCCAGTGTTTATGTAAGAGACGTTGCACAAACCAAAGTTAAACGAGCGGCTAAGGCTGTCGAAGAAGGCTATTTAGGAGAAGTAGGTAGCAACCTTAAAGATTTAGATGCTGAAATTATTTCTTCAGTTAAGTCAAAAAACTTTGAAGGTTATAATATTGATGCTATAATAAACAATAGAATGGCGTCTTGGCTCAATAAGACAAACCTTAATCTAGGTGCTTGCATTATTGTTAAAGCAAAGATCAAGGATCATACGAAACACTGGAAGCATCAAAATGATGTTACTAGACTTAATTATGTAAAGGCGGCACAATAAATGGCAGGTAAAGCAAAATCGGTTTACTTAACAGTAACTAAAAAAGGTTCAATGAAGACAGAGTTTCACCGAATGTTTTTCGATGCTAAGTCTTACAATGAATATGTTAAGTCAGACGAGTTTAAAGCCAAGTGGCCTGATACCGAATACCAAATTGTAAAAGAGACCTATTAAAATGAAACAAGAACTAGATAAACTGTTGTGTGAGAAGTATCCAAAGATGATGGTTAACCGCAACAAGCCCATGCAGGAAACTTGTATGTGTTGGGGATTTGAATGTGGCGATGGCTGGTTCAATATCCTGGATCAGCTTATGGGTAATATTCAACATCACATTGACTGGAAAGAGAAACAGCGTATTGGTGCTATCAAATACAACGAAATGGCCACACAAGCAAAGGCTGGTAACTTTGACCTGTTTGAAGAAGATATGAAAGCCTTGCCTAATGACGAGTACAAAGAAAAACGTCTAGCGGAAATTGTTGCTGGAGACTTTAGAAAAGTGCCAGAGTCTATTCCACAAGTGACGTTGGATCAAGTTAAAGAAAAGTTTGGTACACTGAGATTTTATTACTCAGGTGGTGATGACTACATCAGTGGTATGGTATCGTTGGCAGAGAGCATGACCGGAGTCACTTGCGAAAGCTGTGGCAACATTGGTGAACGCCGAGGTGGCGGTTGGGTGCATACATATTGTACACCGTGTGAAGAAGCACGTGAACTAGCACGTAACAAACTAGATGAAGAATACGAATTTAAAAAAATACTTAAAGAAGGAAACGAGCAATGAGAATAAAGTTAGTCAGTGATCTCCATTTAGAGTTCAGTGATGTTAACATTCAAAACGATCAGGACTATGATGTTTTGATCCTCGGTGGTGATATTTGTATTGCTCAGGATCTTCACGACCATCCTGAGCCTGCTAACACTGCTGATCAAGCCGCTATTGCTAACGGTACTGGCTTGGGTCGTAGACAGTTGACAGCACAGCGTTTTAGAGATTTCTTCAAGCGTTGCAGTTTTCAGTTCCCACATGTTATTTACATCATGGGCAATCACGAATTCTACAATGGCAAATTCTATGCTGGTATTGAATACATGCGTGAAGAGTGCGCTAAGTACCCTAACGTGTATATGTTAGAGCAAGATACTAAGATCATTGATGATGTAGTGTTTGTAGGTGGAACATTGTGGACCAACATGAACAAACGTGATCCACTTACGATGCATGCCATTGAAGGTATGATGAACGACTTCCGCATCATTCGTAATGATGCTAGGAACTATGCTCCTATGAGTGCGTTGGATGTTGCTATTCGTCACGACAAGACTCTTGCCTACATCGAGCACATTGTCCATGTACATAAGAATAAGAAGTGTGTGGTAGTTGGACATCACAGTCCTAGTTTCCAAAGTGCTCATCCAATGTATGCACACGAAACATTAATGAATGGTGGCTACCACAGTGACCTAAGTGAGTTCATCTTGGATCATCCTCAGATTGTGTTATGGACTCACGGACACACCCATCATCCGTTCGATTATGTCATCGGTGAGACTAGAGTAGTATGTAACCCTCGTGGTTACCAAAACGACGGTTACAGCGAAAATACAGGCTGGAACCCAAATATTTTATTGGAGATTTAAATGAGTGGACAAAAAGAAGTGTCAGTAAGTGAAATGCTTAAACTAACAGGTGCAAACACTGCCGAGTTTATGAAACAGGTTGCTGATCATATTGATAAACTTGAAGAACGCATTACTGCACTAGACAATCGTGTAAAACAGTTTGAAAGCCAAAATGACGACTTTAAATGAAAAAGACACTAGGTTATTTAAAAAATGGCTCAAGAGTCATTTAGCTTTCGGATCAGTGACTGTTGTCTTTACCAAAAAAGATGGAACTGAACGAGTGATGGAATGTACAACCAGCCCTTCACTTGTTCCGTTTGTTGAAGAACCGATACACATAACCAACACCGACAATCCCATCGATTTTCCTACACCAAAAAAGGAAAAGAAAATCAATGAGGATGTTATGCCAGTATATGACTTAGAGTCCAAAGCATGGAAGAGCTTTCGATGGGATTCAATTAAACAAGTGAGACTTATATTATGAGTACAATTATACGACACAGCGATAATTGTTTAGTTGAACAAGTTGCATCCAAACGACAAATTGAAGCAGTTGTCCAAAACTTTAGTGAAAATGAACTACTTCATGTTATAATAAACAAAAGCGTAAAACTTAGTATGAGATGGAATGGCAAATGTTACGAAGGTCGTGCCGCTGGTATGGACTTTACCAGTGCAGGCCCGTCTATGTCAAAAACTCAAACAGCATCAAGAGGGTAGCATGGCAAAGAAAAAAATCAACAATGCTTATATGGCATATTTTGATACTTTAGGTTTTGAATGGATCTTTAATATTTCTGACTACGAAAAGAAAAAGTTCTGGGCTGTGATCAAAGGTGACGAAAAGGTTGACTTCCCCATACCCAGACATGCTATACTAAGAGCACAAGCTAACCCGCAGAGATTTCCGGAAATTTGGGCATTCGAAAGTGAGATTAGTTTAAAAGAACTACAGATTTATTCCGAAGAAGCTCCGCAAGCTCTCGCAGATGCGATTCGAGGTTGCGGCCAGAATGTTTTTAAAACACATAAAAATGAAAGTGTGATAGCATGAAAATTGGACTAAGTTATAGTCGTTGCGTTCGAGATATTGTAGACGGTGTTGTGAATATTGATGATGTCCTAGTTGTCATTGCACGTACAGATTTCGATCCGCATGATGACGATCAATGGAAGGGCATTTGGATTGGTTACGGTGGTGGCACAGAAAATGCCTACAGTCAAGGATTTTTTAGCCAAAGTAATCCGGAGTGGGCTGGCTACATGGATGAGGATCGATTCCGTAGTGTCAGTATTGAACTTTGGGAAACTGGTAAACTACATCAGCCACGCAAGTTTAACGCACACCCCCGCCGCCGTCCGGAAATTTGGTTAGAAGCAGTATTGCCAAATACAGAGCTTGCTAAGAATCCTGCGGCCAAAGCCGCTTGGGATAAGTTTCAAACTATTGCAAGTTTGACCAACGTAGAACTTGATGAAAGTTATAAATGAGATTAGTTGTTATTTTGTTGTTGAGTGTGCTGGTAGGTTGCACAGATGCCAAACCCACTAATAAAATGCTCACCTACGAGCAGTTAGTTGATTATCCGGCCGACTGTGAAAAGTCCAAAGAACAACTAGAACAATTAAGATATATCCAAAAAGTAAAAAACTTTAATCAAGACTTAGACAAGTTAAATGAAGATGATCGGGCTTACAACAGCAGATTAAAAGCAACCATTTGGTGGTACACTTACAGGTGCGAACAATGAAAAAGTTTATTCCAATTTTGTTCTTGTTAGCTTCTAATGTTTGGGCTAACGATTGTGTGATTAAATCTGCTTCAATTGAGCGTGACGGTGACATTAGTACCGAAACGATTACCGTCTGTGCTAACGGCACAGTGCCTTTAACCAAAGTTAAAGTAGGCGATACTATTTTGGAAAACGAAATTGGACAAGCCAATACCAAAGTAGGTTACTTTAAATGGAAAAACTCTAAATGCAGATTGTTTACCGAACGGCTAACCGAAAAAGGTAAACTACGTGTGAATCACGGAGTCATGTGTCAAGTTGACAACAGTCATGACAATTGGCTAATTATTGATAAATGGTAAAATTAATTGTTGACATTCGAGTACTAGTACGTTATAATACTAACATGCACAACACACACAGAAAGGCATTTATATGAAGGCATTCATAATAGGCACAATCTTTGGACTAGTTCTAGCTACTGTTGGTTTCAGCGGTATTGCTCGAATGTTGGACCGAGGCGTAGACACAGTTAAAACACAGAGTCAGGAGATGGCAAAATGAAAATTTTCGTAGCACTTATTTTGGTTATTAACTTAGCCGCATGTTCAACCGTATCAGGAATCGGCAAAGACATTTCGTCTGGTGCTGAGTGGTCTAAAGAAAAGATTGGAAAAGCATTATGAAAAAAACTCTATTGTTAATCCCTATTGTTGCTATGTTAGCGGCATGTGGTACAACTGACCCGTATATGAAACGTGCCGACCAGGAACGTAAATACGAAGAAACTGCCAAAGAAAAGGCTATTGATGAAATGCCAGATTGGTATTCAAAAGTGCCTACAAGTGCTTCGGCTATCTATGCCGCAGGTATGGGACAAGCCGATACAATTGAAATGGCTGTGACTAGTGCTACCACTGCCGCTAAAGCAAAGATCTGTTATAGTGCAGATGGTAACGTAACGAGTCAGACTAAAGACTTTGCCACTGGCAGAAGTTCAACTAGTTCAATTGAACGTGTTACTAGAACTAACTGTAATAACGTAAGCATTGCCGGTTACGAGTTTGCAGAGATTAAAGGAAAGAATCCTAAGATCGTCCGGACTGGTAATAACTTTACTGCTTATGTTCTTGTAGCGTTGCCTACAGGCGATGCTAATGTTCAACGTAAGTATATCGATAACCGCAAACGTGATGAGCGTGAACAAGCTCGTGCTACAGAAGCGTTTAAAGAACTGCCTAAGGTGCAGTAATGGTATTTCTAGAGGTGGTGGTATACGGTTTCTTTACAGCATTTGGTTGGTGGGGTGCAAATCATTATGTGATTGAACCCTACTTGCCTCCCCCTATCGAACGTAAGAAAGAAGAATCAAAATGATACGAGAATATATAAACATTGTAGAATCTATGGACAAGGGGATTACCGATGAGTGGTTTGCTCAAGGTAGTTTTGAAACTTATAAACATCCTACACCAATCCATTATAAGACTGCGATTGCTAACGGAACCGTAGATACACTCGAAGGTCCAGTTGACTATCAAGCAGGGCATAAAATTATCACAGGCCCCAAAGGGGAAAAGTATCCTGTTAGTGCAGAAAAGTTTGCCGACTATTATGACGACAACAAAGATGGTACTGCTACTCCTAAGAAGATTTTCAAACGTGCTAAACTAGCAGACCATGATGGTGTTGTTAAAGCATCATGGGGCAACTTGAACTATAAATCCGGCGAGGATGTTATCGTACGTCACGGCGAGAATGACTATGGTGTTGTGAAGAAAGATATCTTTGCACAGACGTATGATACATCAAAGGCTTAACCATGTTCGATTGGTTTAAAAAATCCGACTACAAGAATGTAGTACCTTTGTTTCCAGAACCAAAGGCAGTTCCGTATGTTGAGCCTCCCAACAAGGAACAAGAATATTACAGCATTGGTGTTACTAGCGAAAATCGCATAACTTTTAAAACTGGTATATCAACGCTA